CAATTGTGCAGGTCTTGTGGGTATCCTTACTTCTGTTCCGTTTTCCCTTATATGCTCTGTTTCCTCTACTTTCTGTATCTCAGGGGCTGCTTCCCCTCTGTGTAGCAAATAAGTGTACCGGATGTTGTTGTACCAGGTTATTACAGTAAATAAGTCTGTTACTGCAAAAGGGCTCTTGGAACCAATTCCCCAACCGCCTATGCGGGTGTTGTCCCCCCTTTTTGTCGAAGAGAAGTACTTGGAAAATATTTCTTTTACAGTCTCCGGGCTCATACCAGTGCCAAAATCACGAAAGACCAATTCATAGTCTGCGTCAGAAAATGCACCGTTTTTTATTAATTCTATCTCTATGGGTTTTTCTACTTTAGCCTCAGTGTGGGAGTCTGCACAATTAGAAGCTATTTCTCTTACTACTGAGCCACATTTGTCGGAATAAAGACTGTCTGAAAATGCCTGGAAAAACATTCCCATAGCTTCCGGGGCAATGGAAAAGTCTGCTACTTTGTCTACTCCTACAGACTTTACGTTTCTGTCTTTAAGCGTCGGTATCTCCATCTATTAGTAATTTAACTGTTAGCTTTCTTTTTTCTTTTGGCAGGGTAGGCACAAAGGTTACTTCATACCCGGTGATAACTGTAACATTGTCTTCGGGAATTACAGATAGTTCTACGAGCACATCCTGGATAACTTTCACCAAAACCCAACTCATATTATCAAGGTCCTGGTTGCCTACACCAATGGCGTTATGAATCTCAATTACAAGCTTGCAGGGCTTTCTTATCTTTATGTTGTTCGGCAAGTGTTTGCTGTAATAGGACTTCATTTCCTTTATCATAATTGAGCGAAGGATAGGAGGGAGGTTTCCTGTGTATATCTCTTGTCCGTTAATCTTCTTGTACCTGGGTTTTCCTGCTGTTTTTGGGTTTGCTATCACTGGCATATTGCTCCTTTTCTCTACAAGAAGCCCTTTGGCATCGAAAACAAATGCAGGGTTCTGATACTTCTTTGGTATCCTGTCGCCTTTTCGGTAGTACTTCTTCCTTCTTGCTTTGGAAAGTTGTACATGGGTAAGGTATTCTGGTATATCTATATTAAGTACTTCATTCATACAGATTGTTTAAATGTGTTAATAATAAATTCAGTCCTCTCAGGACCGTTATGTTTGTAAAAATCTGACAGGTCTTTCTGTTTGAAGGGTATTGTCCCAAACCTTCCTGTTGTGAAGAAATATGCCGGTATATGATGGCGTTTTTTCAATCTGTTAGCCCCAACAATACCTGCATAATCAAAATCATACAGACTGCACACAAACCCAAATCGTTTTTTGTAATCTTCAATTATTTCGTCGGGTATGTAATTCATCTCCGCAGAAGGTGCTACCGAAGGAACCCCTAAACGGTCAAACAGCATAACATCTTTATAGGATTTTGTAATACACAGAAAATCTCCTTGTTCAGGCAAAAGTGAATGTCCCTGGAGCCCTTTAAAATTCCCAAGGAACCTGTTGTCGTCTCTCAGGGGAAAGTATATCTTATATTCTGAATTCTCAAATTTATAGGCAAAAGCAGGGTCGTTCTGTTTATAGGTATAGTAACAACGGTTGTTTATCCAAAGCTTGTCAATTACAAAAATCCTGAACTTTTTAAGTTGGGCTACCCCTATACCAAACTGTCGCCAATATGAATATTCACTTTCTGAAAAAGCCCTTGGAACAACACCAAAAACAGCCCCTGAAGAAGGTCTTCGAAAAGCCTCTTTACCTGTTACTTTGGTGGCTTCACTGGCAGGTAATTGCGCCAAATTCATATCATGTGCAATTTTTTGTACAGCCTTACCATATGTTATATTGTAAAGCTTGGAAACAAAACTTACAAAATCCCCGTAATACCCGTTTCCAAAATCCTTTATGCAGAGTTCCCCATCACTGTGTAAATGAAAAGACAAACTCGGTACACTGTCTTTTCTGAACGGGCTCCTGTACTTCTTTCCTTCTTTTGGGGCAAAGCCGTAGAAAGTAAAAACTTCTTCTGGTGTTACCCTGCTTAAAATGTAATCTTTATCTACTGTATCGTATAGTCCATACATATTGATATTTTTGGATTGTTACTCCTTTCTCTATCTATCAGGGGTAAAATAAACTGTCCTGGAGAAAAATACCCCCAGGACAGTTTTTAAGAATAGGGACACTTAGAACTGAAGCCCGTCTTCTGTGCCTTTAGGTTCAGCAGTCTCCGGGTACATGGAAGAATCGTCTGCACCCTCTGTTGTATCCTCGGGCTGTGGAGGAATAACCCGGTCATACTTTGGGTTAATTGTAAGGGCATTGATGTCCTTCATATTTTGGATGAAGGGACTGATAGCCCTGTTGGGAAATGTAGCAAAGCCTTTCGTGTTATACACTACCTTCATACGGAAAAGCTCTCCTTTGTAGGAATCTCCGGCAAGTTCAATAATTCCCTGACAGAAACTTTTCCAATCGCTTCCGCGAAGTTTCAATTTACTGTCCCGAAGGAAGGCAACAAGGATATGCTTGATACGCTCCCCTTGCTTCTGGTACTCCAGCTTCAAAACTTCGTCAAAAGGCTTTTTGACCATGGCGGCGAACTTCTTTACGCCCTCTTCTGAAATTTTGAACTCAGTATGTATAAATGACATACCCTCCTTCTCAAACTTAAAGCGAAGTGCTTTTTCCGACCCTTCTTTTGCCGCTTCAAAGTCAATAGACTTCAATGTTACATCTTCGTGTATGCCACCAGGCAAATAAATAGATGCTCCGGTATTCTCATCAAATCCATAAGATTGCTCACTCATAAAATTAAATTTTTTTAGTGGTTAAAATTAATACAAAATTTTGGGATATACGAAATATTGTTTCTCTTAATTTTTGTCTACGTATATTTTTTCCCATTCGAACTCTAAAACTTGTCCCCTCAAATGTGGGGACCTACTGCCAACCTCCAGTTCATCAGACCCTTGGAAACTCACTTTTAAAACTCCCTTATCATCTCTGAACACATAGCCAATAGCGTCGGCATCTGCACATACGAGATTTTTGAGCTTTCCTGTAAGGTCTAAACTTGAAGCGGTGAACTCAACAGAAGTTTCGCCTATAATGGTTTTCTTTCTGTGCCCGACAATTATCACACGGTCAAAGACATTCTTCAAAGCAGCAATGAGCTTCATAGTCCTTGCACGTACCATACCGAACCCACCACCGTAAGGAATTTCAGATATGTCCTTTATGACTACCTTCAACCCTCTGAGCTTTTGTTCCTTGTTGTATTGAGCCACTACATCTTCTTCTATCCATTCAACGGCTTTGTCAATAACATCAAGCACACCATAGCTGTACTTATACTGGGATTCATTTACTGCTTTCAGCACCTGGCTAAGCTCAGAAAGTGAGGATACCTGGACTTTCATCCCCTCGATGTAATCCGTTCCCTTTTCCGTGTCAATGATTAGGCAGTTGTCAAGTTCAGCAAGTTTTGTGGTCTTGCCTACCTTGGACTGTCCAAACAATATCAACAGTTTGGGGTCTTGGATTTTAGGTTTTATTCTTGTTGTGGGTAGTTCCATAATTAATATTTTATAATAAAATCATCATCTTCTTCCCATTGCCTTATAATCCCCTTTGACAAATCATGTTTCATACGGATAAGCCCTGGGTAGCCATCCCGGTTTTTGACAATGTGAAATGCCAAAAGCCCTTCGGTGGGATACTTCTCAGGTCCATATTCTACAAGGTTTAACAATTCCGGTCTGTGCAGGATAACAATAAAGTCTGCTGCCTGGGGAATTGTCTTAGAACCAAAAATATCATCTGCAATGGGATACTGATTTTCTGGTTTCTTTCTGTCAGAGGTTTGAAGGGTTGTCTTGAGCTGGCTCAGAAGGATAACAGCTGCCCGAAACTCTTTCTTTACCCTTATAGCAACTGAGGCAAGTTCTGCCATTACCCGATTTTCGTCAGGCTCATCGAATCTTTGCACAAGCAAAGTATGGTCTATGGAAACAATAATCTGCTTGTTTTCAAATCCTGGCTTTTCTGCTACTTTTCTAATTGTCTCATAGATTTGATAAACATTTCCGGGTACGTCACATGTATAAACAGGGAAATCCCTGAGCGATTCCAGTATCTTTTTGAACCTTTCAAAATTTTCATCCTCAAGTTTCTTCTCTACTGAAAGCAAATCATAAAAGCTCATTCCCATAGCTGTACCTGCCAAACGCATGACTTCAGAAGACGCTACCATCTCAAAATTGAAGTGGAGCCAGACATAAGAAACTTCACATTTTCCGTTAATCTTCTGGTCAAAAGCGTCTTGCTGAATCAACATGCGCACATAAGACTTTCCTGTTCCCATCAACCCGGCGATTATGTATATGCTGGAAAAGTTAATCCCTCCCAACAATATAGAATTAAGCTTGTTCCATCGTGTCTTTACATAATCCTGTCTTCCTTCCCTTCGTCTTTCTACTCTATGGATAGCCTCTTCCGAAGCTTTGGATATATGTTTGACAATCAATGAATTTACGCTATATTTCTTTTTGTCCATACACTGTTCTTTTTATCTTTTTTAAATCTTGTTCTACTGATTCCCAGGTATGGGCATCGAACCACCGGTCAATCCTCATCTTTACGTCATCGTTTCCTTTTTGATAGCGTAAAGCCTGCATTATCCTTTGGTGGACTCCGCTGTTCTTTTGTACAAATACTGCATATTTATGCAGGAAGTCATCTTTAGCTATGCCTTTTAAAGGGGCACGGCTTCCGTTAATATCGCAAAACCCTGGATAGGTATTCCAGAACTCCTCTGCTAAACTAACATCGGGGTCAATCATCTTGGAAAACTTGTTCGACACAATGTAATTATCTGCCCAATACTGGCTTGGGTTATTTACATTGATTATGAACCCCCTTTCTTCAAGGTCAAAAATTTCTTCCTTGAACAAAGGTCTTACGGTTTCCAGATACCTGTACAGACGCTGGTCTTCTCCTTTGTGCTTCAGGTACAAAAACACAAACTGATTTGCTGTAAGCTTTTTCGCCAACAGAAAATCCACTAATTCAACTGTTTCATCTTTCATATGTTTTTCTTTTTTCTTCCTCTACAAAGCGCTCAAGAAGGTCTTCTTCCTTGAGCTCGTATATCTGCTCGTAGCTTACTTCTTTTTTAAAGTGTGTATAAAGGAGTTTCTGTACCCTGTGGATGCTCGTCTCCAAGGTTATCATGTTGGACTGAGCCAGCAGGTTTATTAAGGTACGAATTGATGTATCCTTTGATTTGTTCAACATCATTGACCCAGAGAATATTGATTCTGTTGCTGGACTGCCTCTTACGAAGCCAGGTTTCGTCTTGTGTTCCATGTATATAGATATTAATTATTATTGCAACTTTGTCTTTATAGGTCCTCAAGCTTCTTCCTATACGCTGTATGTACTGGCGTTTGGTAGAATTACCACTCACAAGTACCACACACTCCAGGTTCTCTACATCCAACCCTTCTTCAATTGCCCTCACAGCAGATACAACCCTGAACTTCTTATTTTCTTTAAAAAGTTTGAGGTTCTCTTTCATCTGCTTTTTATCAGGGGATTTTGTATGATAAGAGAAAGCCTCTTTTCCTATTGTTTCTGTCACTTTATCCGCAAAATCAGTCGTTTCACAGAATACCAACATACGCTTATCTATCTTATCATAAATATCCCCCACAGCATCCAGCTTTGTTTCTGCCTCATAAAGGAACTGTTTTCGTTCTTTCATGGCACGTACAAAATTGATAGCCTTTACATGAATATCCTGGGCGGGTACATCTAAAGAGCTACTGAGGGCTTTTCTGTAATTGGGGTCTTGTAACGCCCTCATAGCAGAGTCGAAATCGTGGTTGAAAAAGGTAAAATTGTAATTAAACCTTTTGTTTATGTTAGAGTATATACGCTTATCAGAATCAGATAGTTGTACACCTAAGTTAAACACGATAAAATCACTTACATAGTTGCTGTCCAGGGCATGTTTGAGTGTTATTGTACTTATGATCGGGGCAAACCTTTCAATAAGTTCATGGTTTCCGTCCTGGCGTTCTATTGTTGCCGTAAGACCAAGAATGAAGTTATACTTGGTCACACTAAACACCCTGCCAAAAACATCACTTCCATATCTGTGTATTTCATCAAGGACTAAAAGGACAGCTTTTCTCGATTGTTTGATATAAGTGTTGATAATGAATACCTTCACATTGGAAAGTTTCCATTTCTTGATTTCTGTTTCCCACTGGAGTTTAAGCGCAAAAGTAGGTACTACAACATGTGTAGTCCTGTCTGGATGGCGCTCATTCATTGACTGAATAACAAGCAAAGCAACAGTAGTTTTACCAAAACCAGTTACTGCAACTACGCTACCCCTTCCACCAGCTTCTTTCCACTTCTCGATAATCTGCTGTTGCTCTGCAAGTTTTTCCGGATTAAGCTTCATTTGAAACTACCTCCTCATACTCAACAACTTCTCCAACATCAGGGTCTCCCATCGGATTAAACCGGCTTTCGAATATTTTGTCAAGCTCGATATGAGCACCAAAATAACCGGAAGGGGTTCCATGTTTCAAAGACTCTGTGACAATGTTGTACAAATTCCATACAGGAAATGGAACATCCACATCTTTCGGAAAAGCAAAGTGCTTATCTGTGTCAATCTTTTCCCTGAGTATAGACATTTGGGTTGTAGAGATAAGCTTTTCAGTGAAGAACAGCTGTCCGATAAGCTCAAGAGCTGTGGGTCTGTATATCTCCACTTCTTTCATCAGCTCCATCTTACTTTTAAGGGTGTTGAACTTCGGTGTCAGGTGGTCAAATGTGTTTACAACCATCTCATTGAGGTCTTCAAGTACAGACCCGGTATGCTTTCTCATATTCATAACTTCTCCGCTTATCATACCGTTTGCACAAACCACTACCATAGCACCTGCAACAAGCCCTACAGACCATGCTTTGTTGGTGGAATTTCTAAACCCAATCATTTTACTGAGACCACTGTCGGGGTTATCAAAAGTCAAAAGTCCCATAAATTCTGTCCTTGAAGGGTTAGCCCTGAAACCTTTTCCGGTAAGTTTCATTCCCCTGGTTTCTGCTTGCTGAGTGATAAGGTCATAAATCTGTGCGTTGGTTACAGGCACATACGTATCAGTCCTCTCTGGAACCGGATGGTTCAGAAACACATCCGTGTTTACTCTGTGTATCATAAAAGTTTGTATAAAATTTAAAACGTCGTTTAATTATATTCGTTAGAATTTTTACGTAAGAGTCTTCTTCCGAAACAGAAAATACAATCTGGTACTGTTCTATCATTTTCTCTGCTACTAATAACTGTTTCGCACTCCGGCAACTCAATATGGTATCAAATACCTTGAAATAGGCTGTCATTTTTTTATCTGTCATTGCTGTGCTTACTTTTTAGGTTCATATTTCCAATCCCAATCCATACCTAAATACTCAAAGTATTCAGCTATGTCAGCTACGGTCTTTTTACCTATATTCTTAATTTTAATAACCTCACTGCTGGGCATTTTGTGCAATTCTCCTATTGTTCTTATACCAGCACGTTTTAAATAGCTTATAGTTCTGACAGAAAGTGTAGCGTATTCTATACCTGCTGTTCGAAGTCCGATTCGCCATGGGTACTTAATTCTAAACTCTACTTCTTTTAGTAGCTTCTCAAGCTCTTCAATGCTCAGGCGGTCTAAATATTCATTTGTTACAGTATTCATATCTACTTGATTATCAAAATCTTCATCAGTCAGCCCGTTTACAGCATGTACAAGGTTATTCAAGGCTGTTTGTATAGTCGCCTTTTGACAGGTATCAGAAGTGTTTCCTTTTTGGGGTATACGCTTTAATAAATCCTCAAAAGACTCCAATAGCTTGTGGGCTTTTGTTTGAAAAAGTTCTTTTTGCATAGTGAATAATTTTTACTTAGTCCAAAAATCCGAAACTTTAACTTCTGCTTTCAAGACACCTGTGGGGATAATTGAAAGAGCCGCTTTTTCCATTATTTCCTTGAATTTAGGAACCCAAACATGCACATAATCTCTTCGGCAAATAGTATCCAACTGGTCATGTACATTGTTTACTAAAAACACAGGGGCTTGATTCTCGTGCACCCATTTTCTTACATGCCCTGCTGCATATTTAGTCATATCCCCCCCGCTTCCCTGAATAGGTGTGTTTTTTCCCTTTCTTTCAATAGAACCTACAAGTTCTTGTTTGTCCCTTGAGAACTTTATGTTCTTATACCAACCAGCAAAAAACCTTACCCTCTTCCATGGAGCAAGTGTTTCTGCATACCCTCTTGCAACAGCATAATTTGCTGAGTTGTTAAGATAATTACGGATAGCAGGGAATGTCCTGAAATAACCATTTATGAGCACTTTAGCTTCATTCACTGATGTGTCAAGTACACTCGATAATTTGTGTTCGGTCATTCCATATGTCAGCCCAAAATTTATAGGTTTAACTTTTGTCCTTAATACTTTGTGTTTAGGACATTCACACTTCTTTTTCTGGGCAACCAAAACATTTCCATGACCACCCTGCTGAAAATATTCACAGGTGTCCAATGCCGCATCTTGCCATATTTTACCGAACACACGCTCTGCACATACAGAATGCAAATCATACCCTTTTTCTAAAGCCTCTAACCATACAGGGTCTCTGCTTGCATAGGCAATAAGGGCAAGTTCCTGGCTACTGTAATCGGCACTCACATAAACATAGTCAGGGAAGTTTGGCACAAAACAGTTCCTAAATTTGTTGTCTGCGGGGATATTTTGCAGATTGGGTTCTTTCGAACTAAGCCTTCCTGTACTTACAATTTGACTGTAGTCTGTATGGATAAGACCATCACTTTTTATGTACTTAAAGAAATCTTCCCCATAGGTAGTAGCCCTTTTGTTGAACTCCTTATAACTAAGGTAGGTCTCTATTATCTTGTGCTTTCTTTTATACTTTTCAAGAATATCCGCATTCACACTTTCCAGAGAATCCTCTATAACTTTGAATATCTTGAGCACCTGAGCAGGGGAGTTCCAGTTAATATTCAGCTTTTTAGGCGGTTGGAACAAATCCCCTTGCACATATTTCGGGACAAACTTTTCAAACAAACTGTCTGTGAGAACAATGTTATCAAGTTCGTTTTTGAGTTGTCTTACTCTTTCCAGGTTTTCTTTGTACAAAGCTGTCCATTTTTCCTTGTCAAGTTTCAGACCATTGTACTCCATATCCGCTACAGCGAGCGTAACAAAGTTCTCAAGTCGGATAGCATTTACAAGATTGATGTTCGGGTTTGTAGGATGGCTCTTTGCTTCTTCTTCCTGTAACTCTTTAATCTCTTTAAGGCAGGTAACATCTTCTGCTGCATACTGTATCTGTCCGGCAGACAAAGGTCTTTCCCCTATATGAATGTAAGATGTGGAATACTGTTTGGCAAGTTGCTTGTTAAGCCTTCTGAACACAATACTTTCAAGGGACTTTGAAATATTCACAAGTCCGTTATAAAGTACCCTTTCAGCCAAAATAACATCATATACTTTAGAAAGTACCACTCCTTGCTTTTTCAGGAATTTATAGTCGAACTTGATGTTCGCCCCAAGCACTTCCAGACTTTCCAAATAAGGCTTTAAAGTTAAAAGCGAAGACTTATGTGTGCGAAAGTCAATAACGAAAGAATGCTCTGTACCGGAAAGTCCTATAACAACAATTTTGTCCTGGGTAAAGTCCAGACCAGTAGTTTCAAGGTCAAGGGAAACCCAGCCTTCTTTACGGCAATCCTCTAAGAACAAATGCAGGTCGTTCAGGGTAGCAAGCTGGAAATCATCAAATAAAGACTCATTGCCCAAAAAATAGATCATGGCTCTTGTTGCTTATCTTGTACTACCTCTTCCTTATTCTCTTGCTCCTTAATTTCGAAAAGCCCTTTCTTATCGGCTTCCTGGATAAGAAATTCCATTCTTGCAGACACATAATATCTCTGTATATGCAAAAGAAGAGAAGCTTTGTTTAATATCTGGACCCAATGGGAGAAAAGCAAATCGAAAGACATTTTACGCACTTCTGACAAATCGCCTGCATTTTTGAACTTTGACCCTTTAGGGGGCTTTACTGGGAACGGGTCTCTTGCAGCAAACCAGGGGTTTCTGCTCAACACTTCATAAATATCCTTTATAGTAATATCTTCCATGTTTAAGATTGTTTTAATAAGAGCCTGAAAAGGAAATATATCCCTTCCAGACTCTTTAGTGGTACTTGTTTGTTTGCTTATGCGATTGCCTTTACCCTTTTTCTTTCTTTTAAAGGCTTGTACTTAGAGGCATCTTTGGCTGTAATCGACTCCAGGGAAATTCCCCTTACCATGGCTTCTTTTTCTATCTGTTGCATTTTCTCTTCAAAAAGGGCTGCTTTTTCGGCAGCATTTATAGCCTGGTTGTCAAACATCAAAAAGCGGTGTTCTGAAAAATTATACGCTCTTTGCAAATGGTCGGCATCCATCTCCGACATTAGAATATCTCCTCTTTTGGATTTCCATACCATAGTGGTATCTACTTCTTCTTTTTTCATGTTGTTCGGGTTTTTCTGTTATTATAAAAAGCTTGAAGGGACTCAATCAAAGCCCCAACAAGCCACTCTTTTTAACTCTAAAATTCTACATCGTTGTCGATAGCATTCGCCGGTTCAGCTACTTTTTCGGCAGGCTGCTCCTGGGCGGTTTGCTCTTGTGCAGTTTCGCTCTGTATTGCAGATACCCGCTTTACAGCCCCTGTATTGTCAACATCTGCCCTGGCAGTATCGGAAAAGAAAAGCCTGCGATAAATAGTTTTGCCGTTCTTTTCGGCTATTTCGCCGGTTTCAGGATTAATCACCTGTTGCTTTTCTTTCTTGTTTTCCAGGAATTCTACACGGTCATCTTCTGAAAGCGTGTCCATATAGCCATAATCACTGTCGGTAAGGATAGGCTCAAAGCTCAATACCTGATAAATACAGGGGTTTGCACCGTTTGCATACAGGCTGTCAAGCTGTTTCTGGGCATCATCTTTGGTCCATCCTTTGGGCACATCTACCCAGCATACCCGTTTTTGTCCGTAGCTGTTTTCTGGCAAGTTGTACATGCTCTTTGGGGCAAATGCACTTTGCATATTGTTTCCAACTGAGCGTGATGGATAGGTTTTAGTGATTTCCTGGCGAATTTCTGCTTGGAACAATTCACTTTTGAAGGCGTGTTGGGTAACTTTTTCTACCCTTAATTTTGAAGCATTTGTGTACATTTTATTCAATGTTTAATGTTTATACTTCATGGTTTTTATTTGTATAGCCGATAAAACCATGTTTTTTTAAAATCGGAATTCTGATATTCTCACTATTTACTTTTTATTCTATCTGATTCTTGAGGCATAAAAAGGGAAGGGTTTTACCCCCTCCCCTCAATCACTAACCAAACTCCGGGCGACGAAACCCAGTATTTGGCTAACTAAAAAATATCTTAGGTTGGAAAAATTTCCTTCCATTGTTGTTGAGCGTCTTACAAACCAATTCAACTGTGTAGTAAAGCTGTTTCACAGGAGTCCCTTGTGCCTGGGCATCTTGAAGATACTTGAGCATTTCTTTGGCTGATTCTCCCATGCTTATGTTTGACTTTGGGTTAGATTTTAACCCTATCTCAACTAACTGGTCGCTTAACAGTGCCATAATTCTTAATTTTTAAAGGTTAGAGCTCCATTTTTTCATCCTCTACAAAGGGCGCATGCATCACAGCATTAAACATGGATACCCCTCCGTACAAGCTTATTGATAAGACTACAAGAAATAAAAGCATAGCCATTTCTTTTTTGGTGAGTTTAAAGCACAAATATACGTAATAAAATTTCTTATAAATAAGAAATAATTTAAAAACCCCCGAAGAAAATATTACATCCTCCGGGGGATTTTAAAGTACGAAAAACTCAAGTCCTACTTTTTAAGCAGCTTTTCAAGCTCGTTGACACTCTTACCTTTGAGTTCCTCATCCTTCTTTTGTGAAATCAGGTCAAGGATTTTCTCGTTGTGGGCTTTTACTTCCCTGGCATTACGGAGTTCTTCCTGCTCTTCAACTTTCGTTTGCAGGATGTCCAGCACAACATCAAACTGGAGCTTAATTCCCTTGTCTTTAGTTGTGCGTTTTTCCAGGAAAGACTTTCCTTTAGAATTTTTGTATGCATCTTCAAGATTAACCGCCAAAGCATCAAGTTCTGAAAGCGGCAAATCCCACAATTGTTCTACTGAAAGAGGTCCTCTGGAAGTTGAAACTCTCAATTTAAGTCTGCTTGCTAATTTAAAATTTTCCATTTTTAATGAATTTTTTGGTTAGAATTTCAGTTTAATTACTCGTTTGTGAGTTCCTTGTATTCTTACTAATAAGGACTCTCTCACAGTCGCGTTAAACCCAAGACCGGTTAATTGCTCACCTTCGGGTTCAATTTTCGTAGTGTTTCCAAGCACTTCAAGTACTTTTCTGTGCTGGGCAAGTTCCGGGATAAGGTTTTCATTGTGAAAACTTCTTATTGCTTCTGGTACTTTACAGTTTTCCAGCATAAAGAAGTAATGCAAATTTCCAACATTGTTGTTGCCCCAATGGTTAGGCGATAAACACACAAGTTTTACCTTATGGAACTGGTTTGTATCCAAAGAATAAAGTTCTTTAGAATTATCGCTTTCGGGCAGTAAATGCACAATACGGAATGTTCCATCAATAAGTTCTACCGTTGCTACAGGTACAGTTCCCTGGACATTTTTATCCACTGAATAAGAAAACACCTGTCCGTCAAACTCTATCTCTGCTTTGAAGCCATGGTTGACCCTGCCATTATAATTATGTACAGCAAAGGCATAAATTCCGTTTCTCATTTTGCGGATGTCTTGCCATGTAATATTCTCAACCCCTAATTTCGCAGGATTAATCATATCCACATCAAGCATACCCCCTTGTGGCGTAAGACGACCTTTATAAGCACCAAAATAAATATGAGTACCATCAGACTCATGTGCATGGGCATCAAAATCTACAATACTGCGTCCGTCTTCATTCCAGGAAATACTAAAACGAAGTACACCATCAACTTTACCACCGGCAGATTTTACAGCTTCCTTTATCATAGACTTACCTGCAAGATTACCTGAGAAAGTCCAGCTGTAATTATTGTCCCATTTGAATATCTGTTTGGAGTTTTCTTCGTCTTTTGACGTTGTAAGGGATACCATATTGGGTTGATGGGAATTCTCAAGAAAAGCTTCTACCGAAGTACAACCGGGAAGGATGTCTTTCATAAACTTTTCAATAGGGACTTCTTCAACATTGGAAAACTCAGCCCTTTTGTGGCGGGTAGATGTTGATTTCACCTGGTCGAATATTGTAACGTCTTTTAACTTTCCATCGCCTGTGTTTGCATGCAATATTTCTGACACTTTAATGTCCTGCGTAGTAGCAAAACGGCGAAGGAACGACTGTTCATACCCATTGTCCATTACGAACTTCTTGGCTTCTTCAATCTGTCGTTTTGTTATTGGCGCAACAGCTTTCATGTAATTCGCAGGGTCAACCCTTTTGTTCCAGGCTCTGCAAGCTTCATTAATTTCTTTTCCTTCAGCGAGTTCTGAGCATAGAACACCAATAAGCTCATTGCGGAACTTGGCATAAGGAAAGTTATAAGAAGTTGCCCAACACCAGTTGTCAAGGTTTGTTTTAAGGCTATCATACCTCTGTTTGAAAGGCAATATCCTTTCAATTTTGTGAAGGTGTGTTTGCCCGTCCAAAAGAGAACCTTGAACAATCAAATCTTTTACAAGGTTGAATGTGTCAACAGATATGGTGTCCATTGCCCTTTTAAAAACATTCTTGGCATCTCTGTATTCTCCCATTATCGCATCAACTGACTTGCCCGACATATCGACAAACCGACTCGGCAGGTACATATAAAGATGATAGAAGGTTCTTGTTTCGTTGGGCTTCACTACGCCATAAAGTTCTGCTTCTTCCTGGGTGTACCTTTTAGTGTTTCTGTCTATTCCCAGTTTAAATACGTCGTTTTTCTTGGAGCAAGATTCATACGGCAACGAATTGAGTTCGTTAAAAGTTTCAAAGAATACATCCTGTATAGGAGCTTCTTTCAAAAGGGCAGAAACCGCATTTGCAGAATTTTTGTACTCTGCTTCGGCATCAACAATGTCCCATATCGACATGATGTTAAAATCACTGTCCAGGGCAACAATATTCCCGTACCTACGGATAAAGTTGTTGCAAAGGTTGCAGTTGTGGGTTGTTGAGTTGGGGTCTCTGAATATGGGGTTGTTCTCCGGGGAAAAACTTTCCAGGTAAACTTCCCATACTTTCTGTCCGGATACAGAGCTTCGGAACAGTTTTCCAGTTGCACACATTTTTTCAAATTGTGCCTGAATTTGCTTAGTGAATTTTTGCATAAAAATTAATTGTTTGGGTTTGCCTGTAAGTACTACACTTCCTTAACAGGATTAAATTTCTCTTTGGTCTTGTCCCACTTGTCCATTTCTTTGATGTAGGCAACAAGGTTATCGGCAGTTTGCTTTTTAAGCACCATTCTTGCTTCAGCCCCTTTTCTGTAAATCCACAGGTTGAAGCCGTCAAAAGACACATACGTATGGTCTCCGATATAGTGGCTGAATTCATTCATAATAGCTGTGTAAATTAAAAACCCCGGAGAGGACTTTGTGCATTTCAATTAAGGGTCGACATTAATTATTCTGCCTCTCCAGGGCTTATTTTTTTGAAAGCTCTCTCAATCTTATACAACAAATCCCTTGTCGATGAAAGAAGTCTGGAATCTCCTTCCATGAGTATGATTTTGGCATGTAAGGACTCTATTAACTCTTTGTCTTGTCTTGTGATAAAAATATTTGTCCCTGATAATGCTCTGTGGTAACGGTCAATAATTGACTCAAGTTCTGTGGGAGTTGTTACTATTTCAACATATGCACTTTTAAAGCAAACTTTGTACCCCTTCTTTGCGTTCAAGAACTTTTCAAGAACATTTTTACCCTTTGTTAACCATGCATTCTGAAGGGTGATATGCCCTAAACGCCACATACTTAGATTTACCTTTTTGAATCCGTAAGATTCAACAATTTCGTTGGATAGTTCCATAAGCTTAATGATTATATCCTGGACCTGAAAGGTCTAACTGCAACCAGTGACCGTAATCTCCTTTTACAGATACAATTTGGTCACTACTTATCCAGGAACACTGGCTAAAATGCGCTTTTTGAGCTTCGCGCTGCTCAATACACTTTGCGTAGTCTTTTGCAATGGTCTCTATTTCAGCCCGGTTAATTTCTAATTGGTCTTGTTTACCCTTTTCGTAACCTGCATCATAACCTACTATAAGATAAAAGATAGCAAAGGTTATGAATAATAATATTGTTCTCATGTTGCGTATATATTTTTAAGTAATTCGATGAAGTTAATTTAATGATATATAAACAATTAGGGTTATTGCGTATATACACTCGTTGTGTGCAATGCTACCAGTTGGTAAATCCATCACAAAATCCATCTTCACCGTATGTATATAAGTTACTCATATTGCTTTCCCATTGCTCATTT